AAAATTCTTGAAAACTTCAAAGAGTTTATGACGGACATTGAAATACCAAAGGTGTTAAAGGTGTCAGAAATCTTCGACCGGTACTGCAATTATGTTGCTAAAAATGTTGACACAAGCGATTTGGAAGTTAACACAGACGATGAACCGTCATATGAAGCGGTCACCGTATCGGTTGAAGTAACTGAACACGAAAAGAAAGGTTGGAGCTATTATTCGGAGGCTTCTGTTTTCTTTGAATGCGAAAAAGACGAAAACATGAATTTTGAATTAAAGCTTAAAAGATGGAAAGATGAAAAGCCTTGGAGAATTTCTATTGACGAAAAGTGCGAGCTTTCTTCTCTCAGACATTTGGATGAATTTAAAATCTATTTTATAAAACTTGCTCAGAATTTTGCGGATATTGAAATTGATACTTGGAATGATGGAACGGAAGTACAGCCAGAAGCAGAACCAGAGGCAAGCTTTAATTGATTCACATAAAAAGGACAATGCGAAGGGAGGGGTTGGATGGCTAAATCGGAAGAAACATTAAAGCTTGAACGTGAAATATGGAATGCAACACGCAAACAAGGCGTATTCGGCTGCTTTGAGGTTACAATCGGCTGGTTCGGCAAGGAGAGAGTTGACTACATGACATATGACACAAATCACATCTTCCGGTGCTATGAAATTAAAGTGTCAAAAGCAGACTTCCGCAGTAAGGCGCACAATACATTCCTGGGACATTATAACTATTATGTTATGCCGCTTGAACTGTATAACGAAGTAGCGAAGGAGATACCGGACGGAATAGGCGTGTACTGCGGTGATAAGTGCGTTAAGCGGCCTAAAATGCGTGTTTGCATCAATGCTGAAACCTTAAAAGATTCACTTCTCCGCTCTCTGCATAGGGAGGCTGAAAAGATCATAAAAAGTGAAACGCCAAGCATCGTTGAAGCACTTACAAGGCGGGCAAAACAGGCTGAGCAGGAGGCAAACAACTACAGGCGCATGTATTGGGATTTGCAGCGGGAGGTACAGGCGAAATATGGAACAAGATGGAACAAGGAAAGTGAGGTAAAGCGGCTATGATGATTAGCGCTTATGACGGCAAGAAAGAGGCTAAGTTTGACCTTGAAGGGTTGGAAAAATATTTTAAAAGTTTGCTTGACCACAAGGAACACGAAAAGCGGGTGGCAATAGCAAAAGAAGAAGCATATCTGGAAGGCTACACCGAAGCATTATACGCGATTGCAAGCATAATGGGCGCGTCAAATTACAGGGCGGAAGAAAGCGAGGCAGAGGGATGAAACTGAGTATGGAAGATGTTAAAAGATACAAAGATGGGGAGTACAGCGTCGAATGCACTAAGGGCATTATTAAACTATCCGATAGAGACATGATACATAATCTCTGTGACACCATCGAAGTTCAGCAGCAGGAGCTAGCAGACTGGCAGCAGCGTTACGAGGAACTTGACGCAGGGCATAGCAAACTATATAAGGATTTTTGCGAACAGCGGGAGGCGTTGAAAGTGGTGAGGGAGGCACTAACCTATATACTCAATACTTATGAATGCGGCTTTGATTGCCAACATTGTAACAACGATAAGGCTCTATGTTCACATTACAGGGAAGGTGAGATTATAAGTGAAGCCCTTGTGAAGATAGCGGAGATTGGAGGCAGGGAGGATGTATAGCGACGGATTTTTAAGGTTTTGTGACGACCCGGAAATTGCTTGCTGCAAGGCGGAGGCAGAACTTATGCGGTTACGGACTGAAAATGAGCGGCTACATGCTGATGTGGCTAAATTGCAGCAGCTTGCCAAAGCACAGGCAGAAGGGCGGCTGGTGGAGGCTGTGCGATGCGGAGAGTGCCGCAAGATAATGACGCAAGAGTGTCTTATGTGCAGCTTTGATGCTGACGGACATTGCACAGGCGGCCCGGACAATGATCAATACTGTAGTTTTGGCGAAGCGGCGGAAAAGGCGATTGCGGAGGTAGGGGAATGAGCGAATCCACTGAACAACAAGCCTTATTTGAGTGGGCTGAGATCGCCGCAAAGAAAACACCGGAGATTAAACTATTATTCGCCGTACCAAACGGAGGCAAGCGCAACATTGCAACGGCTGTCAGGTTGAAAAAAGAAGGCGTAAAAGCGGGCGTTCCGGACATATGCCTTCCCGTACCATGCGGAAAATATCACGGGCTGTACATAGAGATGAAAGTCGGCAAGAATAAGCCCTCTGCAAATCAGCTGTGGTGGATAGAACAGCTACAGAAGCAGGGATACAGAGTTGACGTGTGCTATGGTTGGGGTGAGGCGGTAAAGGTTATTGCGGAATATATGATAGGAGTGTGAGGCGTGATGAAAAAATATACTTACCATGTAGCATTTATGCACGAAACAGGGATGGGAACTTGTACAGTAAAGCGGGAAAAACCCATACAAACATCGTCAGACATATCGGAGCTTGAGGAATTAATAGCAACGGAAAACAACCTTGAAAGGGCCGCAATAATCAATTTTATAAGGTTAAAGGGGTGAAACATAATGAGTATAGCAGATAAGATAATCGGCATATTGCTAGGCATTGCAATTAGTTTGTTTTTTGTAAACAACATGCACTATTATTTTAAAAATGTAGTAGGCATTGGGAAAAAGGAGTGAGGCGTGATGCAATTTTGTAAACTATGCGGCAGCCTGCTTGAGGACGGCATATGCAGCAATCTCCGCTGTACAAGCCGTAACCTGGCGCTGTTGAGTTGGATAATAGACGGTACACTACAGCGATTCAAGCAGCCTGTGACGCTTGCAGAGGCACAAAAGGCAGTAAAGAATAAGGCGGATGTAGTGTATAAGCCGAAGATGCCGCCGAATAAATTTTGCAAAGTACCGACATGGTAGGGGGTGGACAAGTGAACAAAAGACAGCCATACAGAGAGTATTCAACTCAGGCATTCCGCTTCCTGGCTCAGGAAGGCAGCGCCGATAAATACATAAATAAGCTTGTCGAGGACTACAAACGGCAAGCCAAAGCAGAAGGTGTCAGCAGCCCAACAGAAGCGGCATTGATGCACAAAGAAAGGATATTGAGCGAACATGCCGCCGAACTTGCCGACCTTGACGCAGCGGAAAAGGCGCTTACCATGTGCGGCAAGGATGTTCGCAAGGCGGTGGAAATGGTGTACCAGAAAGATTGTTGGAAAGATTTGGAGTGGGGGGACATTGAAACAAGGGTGCATTATGCCGAAATACATATTCCTGCGAGTAGAAGACAGATATATTCATGGCTTGCAAAGGCATGCCGGGAGTTCGCAAGGGAAAGAGGCTTGCGGATATAGAAAAGGCCCTATTTTAGGGCCTTCCTTATTGCTTCTCTTTTCATTTCCCTGTACCAGTCTGCTTTGTCTTTGTACCCAAGCTTCTTTATTGCCTCGTCAAGTTTGCGTAGTTCTTCCGCCGTGTCCCTTACCTGAAACCTACTATTCATTTTGTCCCTCAACTTTCTCTATCAGTACAGATAGCCTTTTATGGTTTAGTTCAGTCCCGACAAATCTCTTGCCGTTTTGATGTGCATTCAGTCCAACCAGTCCGCGCCCCATGCAGAGGTCACCAATAATATCATAGTTCTCATTGGCGCATATCCACTCAATAATATCCTCTTCGTCCGTGCCGTCCAGCGCTGGCTTTTTATGCTTTTGGCTGCCTCGCACAACATAGCACAGATTCTTTTTGTTGTGGTAATAAGTGCTGTTATAGAACGTCACATATCGGTAAAGCTTCCGCATCTCCATAATAAAATTTGCCAGATATTCCTTGCCAACTTCTACATAGCAAGTATGCGGCTCAATCATTCCAGTGCATTCAAACAGCCGTTTAAAAAACCTCTCAAAGCTGTCAACCCGCTCATTCTTCTCAGCCTTCATGTAAAAAGTGTTTAAGTTGCCTCGGTTCCAAGGAGGATCTACAAATACCAGATCGGCAGACTTCATAAACTCCGGCATCGGATCAAATATATCATGCACTTGTACTATGCTGCCATCCTTAAACACATAAGGCTCTGTACCAATCGGATACCTCAAATAAGCGTCGCCATAATTATAATCCATTTTCGACCTCCTGCATCTCCCACGACCGGGAATAAGTCTGATTTTTAAACAGTTCCGCAATACCGGTGATTTGCTTGAGCCTGAACACTTCTTCCAGTTCCATGCCAAGGTGTTTTGCTATGGCCTCATCATCCTCGCCCTGCTCAAACAACGCCTTGACCAAATCGCCCATTAAATCTACCTGATGCACTCCACGGGCACGGTTAAACTGTACTGTAGCGGCCATCCTTTGCGCGGGTGTTTGGTCTAATACGTATATGGATATTTCGGAGGCTTGCAGCTCGCCCTTAAACAAATCGTATCGGTGAAAGCCATCCACCACAACAAACTTTTGCAGGTCATCATCCCACACCGTCACCACACCAAAACAAAAGCCGTTATCTACTATGGACTGCCTCAACAGCTCCATGTTTTTACTGTCTACACTGTTCGGATTGTAATTGTTCGCCTGAACAAGCTCGATGGGTACCACAATGGCGGTCTGTGAAACCAGCTTTACCTTACCGTATTTTGTGTTTATTATCGGCGCGTCCGGCACCGTAAATACTCCATGATTCTCTGTCTTAATTTCCCTCACAGTAAATCCCTCCATTTTTTTATCGTCTCTTCTCTCGGGTCTGGCTTATTATCCACTGGTAAATTGTTTTCATAATCATTTAAAATAAGTTGCCTGCATTCCTGCCGCGCCACATAATTATTGTCCAAATACCGTGCATACCGCTTTATAAATATATCCTTTTTGCTTGCGTCCGGATATGTTTCAAGCAAGAAATTCCGGTAATCAAGCCAACTCTTAAAGTTCTTCGGCAACGTCCGCGCCCGAAGCATCTTATTGTCCTTGCCGTAGATGTGCCCGACCGCAATACCGCCTATCCGCTTCTGTAGCTTGTCATACGTCTTGGGTTCAAACTCCGGGAGCTCAACGAGCGCCTTGAATGACTTCTCGTGTATCAGGCTGGACACTCTGATCTCCTGCAAGCCCATGCCCTTTTTATACTGGTAGTCGTATATCTTGCTGTACTTCAATTGTGCATCATATATGTACTTCCAAATGTCGTGAAAATTCCAGTCATACAGAGGATAAAAATTAACATTGCAATTACGGCCTTTTGTACACCAGCAAACGTCCTTGTATCCCGGATTCTTCGACACTGCCCGCCACCTGTTAGGGCTTTCTGTGGCTCTCAGGCCGACAAGAAAAGCCGTGTTCTGCCGTGAGTTCTGAAAGTTGTCCAATGCGTCATAAAAACCGAAGCCCTTATTTTTGTCCCTGACAGTTTCACTTGCCCTTTCCCACGGCTTGTACTGTATGCTGTCCGGCTCCTTTGGCCGCATCCACAATTCATGCTTGCCACGCTCCCAGCATCTCAATTGTCCATCTTTGATTGACGTGGAGTTGGTGAGGTTAAATTCAATCTGAAACCACAGCTTGACGGCATTTTCGGGGTACATGTCCATTATGTATTTTATTTGCTTCACTGTGCTTTCATAAACAACTTCTTCATCCAGAAAAAATATACCTATCTTCCGCCCTCTTCTGTTTGCTTCCTGCAATGCCAAGTGAGCCAAAACGGTACTATCTTTCCCGCCGCTTATTGATACACATATATTATTAAATTCATCAAAAATATATCTTATGCGCTCTCTGGCTGCGTCCAGCACATTTTTATTTACATATACTTGCTTGAACAAATTCCCTCACCCTTTCTTCCCATTCGATGAATTCGTTTTGATAAAATTCATCAATCGGCAAACCCGTATTCATGAATTCGAATTTATTGATTCCGCATAGCTTAAGATAATCATTAAAATCAATACGTCTATACGGAAAATCTATTATTATTCTCGGTTTCATATCGGCTTTCTTGTATGTTAAAACGTTTGGCAGTTTAAACCTGTCATTCCGCGCAATATAATTCATTGACTTATCAATATAAGTCCTTTTCAAGTTTCCAGCCCATATGTGTAAATTCCTCGGTATGGTATCGGGGTCTTTGCTCCCCAAGTCATTAAACAGCTTTTCCTTCTGCTTTTTGTAGTCCTCTATGTTTTTGCCCGATATTGGTGTTGTAATTGTATTGAGTGATATTGACAGGTACTTTATAAATATATCCTCTTGCTTTAAAAAATCCCAATCAAAGCCTTTCCCTTTGTATTTTCCTTTGTTTTCAAAGTCCAGCAGAATCATAAAATCATCTTTAGTGTCGATAATCGGAAAGTGTTCAAATATGATTTTATGCGGCGTTTGATTAAGATAATGGTGAGCGCAATTGTAAATTAGTTCACTCCGGTTCTGTGTCCTCATGCAACCATCCATAATGATTAAACTGTCATTCCCTATTTCCTCCAAGAGCCGATAAAAAAACTTGTACATTTCAATGTCTGCGTATTCGATATATTCAATTTCGCAGTCAACATTAAATTTTACCGGAAAATCCTTGTAGTAAAAACAGAATACTTTTTTTATTCCGTTCAAACACTTGTCAATTTCCCTCTGCTTCTCCTTTTGATTCAGTCCTATCCGTATCATGTCTACCTACATCTATCCAAGCGGATAATGCCGCTTTGTTATCCCTGTTCTTCTTGAGTTCGTCCTTAAACCTGTCACATAGAACACCTTTGCAGTTAAGGTTATTGATGATTCTATCGTCAATTTTACTTGCGGCGCATATGTCAACGATCATTACCTCCTTAGTCTGCCCCAACCTGTGAACCCTGTCCTCTGACTGTGCCCTTGTCGCCCAGTTAAAGTCATTGTTATAATATATCATGTGCGAGCAAAATTGCAGATTGAGACCGTAACCGCCGCATACTTTATGCGCTATCAGATACTGAGCATCGTTTTTAAACCTTTCCATTTCGGCAATGCGGCTTTTCTGACTTATGCCGCCGTAAAATTGTGCCACGCTGCCCGCCCCGTACTTGTCCCGCAATACCGCCGTTACATCGTCTATCTCATGCTTAAATTTGCACCAGATTATGATTTTTTCTTCCACGCCGTCAACCTCTCGCAATAGAGCCTGAATGCGCGGATTGTCAAGCGGATTGTCAAAAAACGGTACACTTTTAAGCGGATATATGCTAACTATGGCGCGCCCACTTGTGACTTGCTGCAGCCCGGTAAATAGTTTATATATTGTCGTGCTGTCAAACTCGTCAACGTCAGCCAACAACTGTTCTTTTGCGTCATAATATGCGAATTCCTGTTCTTCCGTCAACGCAAAATCACGTTCACGATAACGCTTGCGTGGCAGGATAATACATTCCTCCTTCTTCACACCATATGAATACGGCGATATCTTTTCGGTAAGATAATCTACATTCAGAACGCGCCTGACCTTGCCGTAATCGTCATATTCAAGATGATTCGCCGCAAAGCTCCAAAATGAGTGATACCCTAATATGCGTTCGTCCAGAATGTACCACTGTGCAAATAAATCTGCTTCATTCTTACTGACCGGCGTACCGTTCAAAATAAGCCTGTAGGCGCATGATTTAGCCAGTGCCGATATTCGCTTCGTCCGCTTTGCAAAATGATTCTTTACCAGATTACTTTCGTCAACTATCAAAAACACCTTTTGGTTAGCCACTAAATCAAGCAATTGTAAATACAACCTGTCAGACTGCGACATGCTTTCAATGCCCTCAATGGTGAACGTGGACAAATCACCGTCAATGTGTTTCTGTAGCTCCGCCTTGATTGTGGGCTTTACAGAGCATGGACAGAGCCACAAGACATGATTTATTTTGCTGGATTCAAGGCGTAAATTGATAAGCTCCAGCGCTGTGCGTGTTTTGCCAAGTCCCATTTCAAAATATAACGCACCGATCTTAAGATGCCGGAGCTTATCATACGCCAATTGTTGGTGAGGAAGTAAATCTGTTTTAAAATTCATTGTTCTCTCCTGCACAAATCTATCAAATCCTGTTGCCGCCATCCATACTGCACATCCGGGCGGCTCTCATATTCCTCGATAA